AATCATAGAGTTCTTGCAAGGTGATTTTGTCCGTTTCAATATCCCACGGATCATTGTTGTACTTTGCAAGCATAATCAAACCTTCTTCCCGTGTTGCGGTGTAGCCTATGGGCTTTTGCTTCCCGGACTTACCTTCCTTGACAACCCACGGTTTTCTTCTATTCCCTGACAGCTTCGTTACTGTTCCGTACCCATTCGGATTTTTCAATAACATTCACCGCCTATTCTTGAAAATTGCACATTCAGGCGGTATAATAGTATAGACCGCCTGAAAAATCACTTCATCCTGATTTTCGGTCACTTCCCCCGTTGGTGTTGCAGCACTGACGGGGGATTTTTTGTTTTTAGAAGCAAGCCTGAACGATAGCCTTATACAACTTATCATCTACTTCCAAAAGGCTTTTCTTTCCGTCTTTGAACAGGATTTTTACTTGATAGCCATTTTTGGACATAGCCCCGGCAGTACCACCTAAAACTTCATAGCTTTCAACGGTGGTGCTATTCAAACGCAACTGCTTCAAAAATCCTAAAGAAATCCCAGCGTTGGAAGAACCACCGCCAACAACTAAACTTCCCGCATAGTTACCATTTATAACACGATTTTTTGCACCCATAAAATCACCCTTTCTTGAAATAAACTTTTCAATTCTTCAAGGTATTCAACTTCAACATGATGTTTTATATACTTTCATATTTTCAGCAACACTATAAATTTACGATGAGTAAAAACCTTCTTATATAAGAACAGAAGAAACAACTTGAATAAGTTGAAGAACACAGTGATTGCAATGAAAATCAAGTTGAATGAAAAGTTGAATGTATTTTGAATTTACCTTGAAGATTGGAAGTCAACAAAAATTACATTGCCTGTTCGCTTGATGATCCTTCTTTTGCAGAATACTTTTTATCTTCAAGCATGAGTTCCATTTTTCCAATCACTTTTCCCTGATCCAAAGTATCAAGTTGGACAAACAGTTTTACAGCTTCAAAGGCTTCTTTTCCATAGCACTTTTCAAATAGTTCACAGGCAGCAACTTCACTTTGAAGCTGCTGTTCTAATTTTTCCAGTTCTTTTCTTCCCGCTGGAACATTGTAGCCCATAAGCCAAACTTCATTTACATTGAGAGCCATTCCTAAAATAGAAAGTTTGTCCTGTTTTGGTTCTACCTTACCTGAAACATATTGGCTTAAATCGTTTTTCTTTAACTGAACCCCATATCTTTCACAGTAAGGCTTGCAGGCTTCTAATATGTCAACCTGTTTCAAACCACGCTCCGACATGATTTGTTTTAATCTGTCAGCGGTAGTCAGTTCCTTCATTTTATTATTCACCCCTTTCCTTTGAGGACTGTAACCTTATTATATACGCCCTTGAAGAAAAGTTCAAGAGGAACATGAAAAAAAGTTCAATATTTTTGAAAAAACCTATTGACAAAGAGAAACGCCCTTGCTATAATGAATACAAGTTCAAAGTAATTGAACAAAACCGCTGCAACGGTAGGAAGGATGAAGTGATTATGAATGTAACGATGAAAGCGATGCTTGAAAAGCTGGTTGAAGATTTTAATAACTATTCTGAACTGGTTGCTTTGAATTACGCACAGAAGAAAGAAGGAAAGTGCGATGAAGGAACGCTTCAATGGAACAGGGGAAACATGAACCGCATTGAAGAATACATGAAGGGGCTTGCGGATGTGATGGGCGTAAAGCTTGAATATGAATGTGGTGTTCATTCATTCGGGTTCGATGATTGGAAACGCAACCTTGAATACAGAACGGTACAGATTGTAAAAGAGTGGTAAGCAATATGAATTGGGAACAGGAAAAAGTCTATTGCAAGAAACGGGCAAAGGAACTGAAAACCGAAATGGAAGCGGCAACTGCCGCTTCCAATGAGGAAAGATTTATTAAAGCTTACCAAACAGCAATGCGATATATGACAAAGAAAGAATTGAAGCCCTTGTATATGGCTTTCATCAGAAAGGCGGCGAAAGTATGAGCGAAACGAGTTTGAAACCCGTAATTGGAAAACTTGAAAATTTATTTTCAAAGTTCAATGAAAAGTTTTATAACGGTGAACTTCAAACCCCGATTATTACGGTAAGCCCCGACACAACAAAGGGTGCTTATGGTTGGTGTACCGCTTGGAAAGCGTGGAGCAATAAGCAGCCGGAACAGAAAAAGACGGTTGACCTTGCGGCAATGAGCAAGGAAGATTTGGAAAATCTGAAAAAGGATGAAGGGTTCTACGAAATCAATATTTGCGCTGAACACCTTGCAAGACCTTTTGAACAGGTTGCGGAAACGCTACTTCATGAAATGGTTCACCTTTACAATTTACAGATTGGGGTTCAGGACACAAGCCGGGGCGGTACTTATCACAATAAGAAATACAAAGAAGCCGCCGAACAGCACGGTTTAACCGTTGATAAGGATGCAAAATACGGCTGGACAGTAACCACCCTGAACGATGAAGCGAAAGCCTTTGTTTCAAGTTTTCAGGATAAGAAGTTTGAGTTACACCGCAAGAGTTTTCCGAAAATCCCCGGTGCAGCCAAAACAAAGCAGTCCACCCGCAAATATGTTTGCCCGATGTGCGGAACGATTATCAGAGCAACGAAAGAAGTTCATGTTGTTTGCGGTGATTGTGAAGTCGAATTTGAGGAAGAAAGCTAAACAACTTTTTCCAGTTTGAGAAGAAAGGAAGGACAATATGAGTTATAAATATTACAGTACGGAACGCCCGGTGATGCCGGGTTCGTTCCCAAAACCGCAGGGAAACACGGTGTTGAACATTGAAAATTTCAATGACCGTTCCTATGTTGGAAAAATCGGGCGTGAAGCGTGGGGATTTATCGAATATGAAAAGCCGATTTCCCCGGTTCTGCTGGATGATTTTGAACTGGTTGCCGCTTCTGATGATGAAGATAAGGATAAAATTTGTAAGCTGCTTTGTAAGGTGTTACAGCTTACCCGTGGGGCTTCCGATTTGAAAAGCCTTGATTTCAACCCCGATGCTGAAATTGTAACAGCGGTATTTGAGGGTGGAAGCAGAACAATCAATGTTGCTTGCGATTCGGGAACGGCAATGATCCGTGACATTATGAATCATTTGGAGCGTTAAAGAAAGAAGGTGAAAACTAATGGCATACGATTATGCAAAGCTGAATGGTAAAATCGTTGAAAAGTGCGGTACACAGGCGGTATTTGCTGAAAGAATGGGGCTTTCTGAAAGAACCATTTCGTTGAAGCTGAACAACAAGGTTGCATTTAAGCAGCCCGAAATTCAGAAAGCACTTCCGATTCTTGGACTTACTGAATCGGACATTCAGGCATATTTTTTTACTTTGAAAGTTCAAAATAATTGAACCTGACATAGAAAGGCGGTGAACAGGATGAAGAAAATTATTGAAGCCTGTATTGATCGAATTCTTGAGTTCGACACACAGGAAGAAGCGGCTGAATACCTTGAAGCCTTGCGGAATAAGAAAACCGCATTCCGCATTGTGAACCGGGAAGCTGTAAACGGCAAGTACCGTATCAGGGTTCAGGAGCAGTACAACAAAAGCCCGATGATTTCCGGGTAATACAGCAAAGAAAGGATGAAGTGAAATGACATTTTCAGAGAAATTGAAAAATCTTATGTCTGAATTGGGCTTGTCGCAGTCCAAACTTTCAGACCTGACCGGGATTGGTAAATCTTCTATCAGTCAGTATCTTTCCGGGAAGAACGAACCTTCCAAAGACCGCAAGAAGGAAATTGCCCGTACCTTGGGCGTTCAGGATGATTACTTTGAACAGTTTGAACCCGCTGCAACGGTTCAGCACGGTTCGGCAATCAATGTTCCCGTTCCCCTTATTGCCCGCCTGATGGGTAAATCAAAGGAATTTGTAATGCAGGGGTTGCGTGATGGGGTTTTCCCGTGGGGCTATGCGGTAAAAATGAAGAATTGGAGTTACTTCATTTCTTCCGTGAAATTCACTGAATATACCGGGATTGAAATTCCCGTGAATGACTTAGGAAAGGCGGTTTAAGAGTATGAGCGAAATTATCAAAGGATTCAAGGTGTTCAATCCTGATTGGACTTGCAGCCCTAACGGGAACACGAAACAGTACACTTGCCCCGGCAAATTTGAAGAAGATGTTACCCCGATTCGGTGCGGACAGGGAATGCACTTCTGCAAGGTAGCGGCTGACTGCTTCAATTATTACAGTTTCAACCCTGATAACCATGTTGCGGAAGTTGCCGCTTATGGTGAGGTTGTGGAAGAAGGCGATAAGTGCGCCACTAATAAGCTGGAAATCATCCGTGAAATTCCGTGGGCTGAACTGCTTGAAATGGTGAATACCGGGAAAGGTTGCGCCGGACTTTGCAACAGCGGCAATCGGAACAGCGGCGATTGGAACAGCGGCAATCGGAACAGCGGCGATTGGAACAGCGGCAATCGGAACAGCGGCAATTGGAACAGCGGCAATCGGAACAGCGGCGATTGGAACAGCGGCGATTGGAACAATACCAACTTTTCCAACGGTTGTTTTAATACTGTTGAACCTACAATTCACCTATTCAATAAGCCGTCAAGCTGGACATATCGTGATTGGCTGAACAGTGAAGCCCGTTACCTGATGAATCAGATTCAGGGGGATATTCTTGAATGGGTTTACCTGTCGGATATGACCGATGAAGAAAAGGCAGAACACCCGGAAGCGGAAACAACGGGTGGTTATCTGAAAGAACTGGATAATTCCGAATGCGCCGTTATTTGGTGGCGTTCGCTGAATCAGCGTCAGAAAAATGTAATCATGGCAATTCCGAACTTTGACAAGGCAATCTTCAAGGAGATCACCGGGATTGATGTTGATGCAGATTAAGGGGGTGCGCTTATGCAGCTATATCCCCACCAACAGACCGCCTTAGAGAAAACCGCCCATTTCAACAGGGTTGCTTACTACCTTGATATGGGTTTAGGAAAAACTTTCGTTGGCAGCGAAAAAGCAAATTCCTTCCCTGAAAAAATCGTGCTGGTTTGTCAGAAGTCGAAAATTGATGATTGGGTGAACCATTTTCGTGAACATTATCCCTTCACCGTGTTTGACCTGACGAACAAAAAGCAGCTTGAAGAATTCACGGGAACAATCGGGAAATGCGTTGGCGTTATCAACTATGATTTGGTTTTCAGGCGTTCATATTTCGCTTATATGAGCGGATTTACCTTGATGCTTGACGAGAGTTCCAACATTCAGAATGAAACGGCGAAACGGTCAAAGTTCATCCTGAAAATGAAGCCGGAAAATGTAATTCTTCTTTCCGGCACACCAACAGCCGGGAAATATGAAAAGCTATGGTCGCAGCTTCGTTTGCTTGGCTGGAATATCAGCAAAGACCTGTTCTATAAACAGTATGTTGAAATGGAATGGATTGAGGATCACAACAGCGGGTTCAAAATCCCCCACATTGTAGGTTACAAGAATATTGACCGACTGAAAATGAAACTTGCTGAACACGGTGCAATTTTTATGAAGTCGGAAGAAGTTTTTGATTTGCCTGAACAGATTGTGATTCCCGTTCATTCCAAACCAACAAAGGAATACCGCAAATTCATGCGGGATGCCGTTATCACCATTGACGGGCGGGAGTTCATTGGTGACACCATTCTTTCAAAACGAATTTACGCCCGGATGATGTGCAGCTACTTGAACAAAGAACGGGTTGCAGCCTTCAAAGATTTGGTTCAGTCCACGGAAGATAGATTGATTGTGTTCTACAACTTCAATGAAGAATTGAACACCATGCAATCAGCTATTGAAGAACTGGAACGCCCCGTTTCAATCGTAAATGGCAGCTTTAAGGACTTGACCGCCTATGAAGAAGCGGACGATTCAATCACATTTCTGCAATATCAGGCGGGTGCAATGGGCTTGAATTTGCAGAAAGCGAACAAAATTATTTACTTTTCAATGACGGACAGAAGCGAATTGTTTGAACAGTCTAAAAAGCGAATTCACAGGATCGGGCAGACAAAGCCTTGCTTTTACTATCAAATGATTTGCCCCGGTACGGTGGAAGAAGATATTCTTCACACCTTGGAAATGAGAAAGGATTACACGGATGAACTATTCAAAAAGTATCAAGAAGCGTTCGATTGCTAACAGAATTATTATTTCATGGCTGATTGTGGCGGTGTTCTTTTCCTTTGTCGGGTTCATTATCGGTTCAATCACTTCAAAGCACAGTGAACCCGACAAAGCAGAAACCACCATTTACGGGCAGACCGTTGACGGACGGGTTTTTGAAGGTGAAATGTCTATGGATTGGGGTGAAGGTGATTTGAATTTCATCCCCCTTGATGTTCCGCTGGACAAAGGCTTGCAGGAATTTATTTTCTACCTGTCCGCTGGCTACAACATGGATTTCACTTTCGTTATGGCGGTTATTC